GCTCGCGGGCTTTGGAAGCAGACGCGTATGAACGAGGGTCGGGTGCTGACCAATCCGATCATGCAAACTCCGTAGTCCGGCTTGGCTTTGAACTCCCAACCGATCGGCAGCACGGGCCGCGACATCGGCTGATATGCTCATCCCCAACGCGGTTTCTGCCGAGTTCTTTCATACAGACGCGGGCACCGCGTTTGTCGATCTCCTGATCAACGGCAACCGGGAAACCTGGTCCGTCCGCAGCAAACGGTTCCGGACCTGGCTGCGGCGCCGGCATTACGAAATCACGCGGACTGCCGCGAGCGCCGCGGCAATCAATTCAGCGCTCGATCTGTTTGAGGCGCAGGCTCAATTTGAAGGCCCCGAGCGGGCAGTCCATGTTCGCCTCGCGGAGCACGAGAGCCACATCTATCTCGATCTCGCCGATGAGTGCTGGCGTGCCGTCGAGATCGGGCCCGACGGGTGGCGCGTAATCGGCTCACCGCCCGTGCGCTTCCGCCGCGCAGCAGGCATGTTGCCGCTGCCACTGCCCCAAGGGGGCGGCTCCATCGAGGAGCTCACATCGTTTCTCAATCTGCCCAGCCGGAACGACTTTGTCCTGGTGGTGGCTTGGCTATTGGCAACACTGCGGACCGGCGGGCCCTACCCCGTACTCGCGATATCCGGCGAGCAGGGGTCAGCCAAGACGGTTCTTTCGAAGCTATTAAAGGCTTTGGTCGACCCGAACGTGGCGCCAGTGCGGGCGCTCGCACGCGAGGAACGCGACCTCGTGATCGCCGCCAATAATTCGCATGTGCTTGCCTTCGACAATCTGTCCGGTTTGCCGCATGCGATGTCAGATGCGTTTTGCCGCCTCGCCACCGGCGCGAGCTTCGGACTGCGACAGCTCTACACGGATGCAGATGAGGTGCTGTTTCAGGCAGCGCGGCCGATCCTTCTCAACGGCATAGAAGATGTCGTCGGCCGGTCCGACCTTGCCGATCGCGCCCTTTTTCTGACACTGCCACCCATCGCTGACCGTCATCGGCGCTCCGAGAATCAACTATGGCGTGATTTCGAGGTGGCACGACCCCGCATTTTGGGAGCGTTGCTCGACGCGCTCGCGCACGGGCTGCGCAACTTGCCGAGCATCCATCTCGAACAGCTACCCCGGATGGCAGATTTTGCCCTTTGGGCAGCAGCATGCGAAACGGCATTCTGGCCGGCTGGCACATTCGCCCGCGCCTATCAGGCAAACCGCAGGGCGGCGATCGAGGACTTCGTTGACGCCGATCCGGTCGCCGCTCGGGTGCAGGCGATTATGGCAAACCGCAGGACCTGGACGGGAACTGCGTCGGAACTTCTGCGTGCCGGTATCGACTCGGGCGATGATAACCCCTTTACTGAGGCCGCAACTTGGCCGAAGAACCCTCGGGCACTTGCGGGCCGGCTCCGTCGTGCCCAGACGTTCCTTCGAACCCTCGGCATTGAAATGACCTTCAGCCGAAACGGCCGCGCAGGAACACGGATAATCAGAATAAGTTCAGCATTTAGAAGCCCTCCCCCGCCAGTCAGTGGCGTGGGGACGGTCAGTACCGTCAGTACCGTCAGCACGGGCTAACTGGAGCCTCGCTGGAGCGTCGCAACACCCATTACCCGTGTTGGGGCCGAGCGAAAACAGCGACGGTGCTGACGTACTTGCGGTGCTGAAGGTAACTGACGGTACTGACGGTACTGACGGTGCTAAGCCAAAGTGGTGCGCAATTGGACTTTTCCAACGCTGCCTCGGCCAGACCTCCGCCCTGATGCGGTAAGGTCGGCGCTTAAAGCGTTTTCCAACTCCAATTGTAGTCCGGCATTTCCCGAGCCGGATAGTAGCCACTGTATCGGATCGGCTCCGGCGGACGCGGCCGCGATGCAGCGCTGATTTTGTCCAGCAACTGACCAGCCAGGCCGAGCGCATCCACCTGATCGTCGTGCCTGCCGACGGGAAAACTAAAGAGCTCGGCGCGCAAGTCAGCCAACCATGGCGCGCCTTGCGGGATATAGAGGCCGTGTGTCGCCATCCGGCCGCGGATGGATTGCGCCCGCACCGCCTTGTCGCCGCGGCTCGCGAACCGCACACGGTGTGTATAGGCCTGCCGCTCTCTGGCGCGCTGCTCAAGGAATGGCCCCACCCCCGAAACGATCTGCCCGCCCTCCTCGGCCCAGAACCACGGTTTCCAGTGGCGCACGAGGTCGCACCACACGTCGACCCAGATATTGGAGGGGGTCTGCCCACGCCAGAGATCGAGCAGATACATACGGTTTTCCGGGTCAACCCCGATGACCAGGTGTACGGTGTAGTCGCCCCCCTGCGATGTGACGGCGTAGTCTGACGCGCCATAGACATTGAGACTGTGGCGCGGCGGCTGGGTCGAATAGGTGTGCAGCCATTTGGCCTCGAAAAAATCACCCGTTTCCGGGGCCGGTCGCTGCTGATAAAGGGCCGACCAGTTGCGCGGCAGCTGAGTTGCCTTCTGCCGGCGCAGGAATTCTCCATAACGATAAGCATCGTCATCATCCCACAACCACTCGCCTGGCTTACGGCCAAGCAGATCACCTGGCTCGGCCTCGGCCGGCAACGACACGATGTCCCAACGCTCGCCGCCAGCCTCCATTTCCGCGATGATGCGGCCGGCGAGGTCGTCCTCGTGCCAGCGGGTTTGGATCAGGATGACCCATCCGCCCGGTTTCAGCCGGGTCACAAGGTCCGATTTGTACCAGTCCCAGGTTTTCTCGCGCGCATGTTGGGAATCGGCGTCCTCACGCGAGGGGATGGGGTCATCGATCAATATCCCATCGGCGCGAAAGCCAACAATGGCGGCGCCGACGCCAGCCGCGTAGTACTCCCCAGCGTCCTCGAGCTCCCAGCGACCGGCAGCATAACTGTCATCCGAAAGGCGCACACCAAGTGTCGCATTGTGCTCTGCGATAAGGTTACGAGCCCTGCGGCCCCACTTCTCTGCCAGTTCGGTCGTATGCGAGACAGCAAGAATGGAGCTGCCAGGTCGCCGCGCCATCACGTAGGGCGGGTACAGGATCGAGGCATACGTCGACTTCGCCGAACCCGGCGGCATGAAGACGGCGAGCCGCTGGATCTTGCCGCGCGCGACGCGCTCCAGGCGGTTAATCAAGAGCCTGTGGTGTGCTGCGGGTTTGAATCCGCAATACCGACACCACTCAATGAAATTTCGTCGGATGCGCCGACGCTTAAGCAATTCGCTGGCAACGCGGGCGGGCGAAATACTCTGCGCCTCTGATTCGGATGTAGTCATTGAATGATCCGTTGCGGAATTAGGTTTTGCGCCTTTGTGTAGCCGCGAGAATCTCCATCAGCTCTTGGTCGGTCATTTCATTGAGATTTTTGTCTTTTTTGCCCGCAGCACCCGTGTTCCTGCGCGCTTGCGGTTCGGCTCCGAGCTGCTGAATCGCGTTGATGACGGCGCGCTGAGCCGACACATTCCCTTTCACCGCAGAGTTGATTTGACTGCGAAGCACGGCCTGCACAGCTGCCATTCTCTTGATGTCCCCACCGTCGCGAACGGTCAGCAAGCGAAACGCCTCCTGCAAGATGATTTTTTCCAATCGCTCAGCTTCGTTAGGGCGCTGGCGCTGCCCGGTCGGATTGCCCGACTGTCCCTTGCGGAACCGGCTGTGTGCCGGCGGCTTGCCGTATCCGACTTGGTAAGTGTCCTGTGGTGTCTTCTTCTCGCTCATCGCCCCAACTCCTCAGTTGCCATCGGTAAGGCGGCTCGCTCTTGGGCAACCTCCTCAAAGCTCCTCCCGCTCACGGCCTGGGTTGCCTTTGTGCCGGTCACGCACGCAAATCGACGCACGATGGTGTCGCAACAGCTCGGGTCGCACTCGATCAGCCGCGCCACGCGTCCCGTCTTCTCGGCGGCGATCAGAGTCGTGCCGACCCTGCCAAACGGATCCAGCACGAACTCGCCACGCCTGGAGCAGTCCATAATCGCATCAGCGACCAAGGCGACCGGCTTGACGGTTGGCTGCGTTGCCAGGGCTTCGCTGCCGCTTGCTGGCAGCGTGTTGATCCCGGCATGGTCCCAAACATTGGTGCGGTAGCGGTCGCCCGGTCTAAAGGTGTCGTTGCGGGCGGCGATGCCAATCTTGAACACGAACACAAGCTCATGCTTGCTGCGGTAGAAGGTCCCCATGCCGGCGTTGGCCTTGTTCCAGACGCAGAGGTCCTTGAGCTCGGAAAAGACCGCTTGGCCTGCCTTGAGCAGCTCCCCTATATGGCGCCAATCCATGCACACAAACGCGATGGCGCCGTTGCGCGCACGCGCCGCCGTATGCCCAAGCGTCTGTTCCAGGAAACGGGTGAATACTTCCGCCGACATTTCGCCGTCCCCCATAGCGAATTCGCGGCGGCGAATGCGTCCAGGCCCTGTCACGTGCCCGTCAATTGGGA